TCATGAATATGTTATGACCGTTGATGTCTCTAAAGGTAAAGCACAAGACTATAGTACCTTTAATATTATAGATGTCACCACAAAACCTTTTGAACAGGTATGTGTCTTTCGTGATAATAATATATCTCCAATGCTATTACCAGATATAATATACAAATATGCAAGAACTTATAATGACGCTTATGTTATTATAGAAAGTAATGACCAAGGGAGTATCGTCTGTAATGGATTATATTATGAACTAGAATATGAAAATATGTTTGTTGAATCTACAGTGAAGGCTAATGCTTTAGGGGCGACAATGACCAAAAGAGTAAAGCGAATAGGTTGTTCTACTGTAAAAGATTTAATCGAGCAAAACAAGATTAAGATACATGATGCACAAACAATAGTTGAAATGAGTACCTTTGTTTCAAGAGGTTCCAGTTGGATGGCACTCCCACCTAATCATGACGACCTAATGATGAATTTAGTATTATTCTCATGGTTTGTTACAACTGATATATTTGAATCGTTAACTAATATCGATATGAAGAATATGTTATATAAAGAAAGATTAAAAGCAATACAAGATGATATGTTACCATTTGGATTTATTGAGGATGGTAGTTCTAATAATGATAAATATATAAAAGACGAAGAAGGAAATATCTGGTTCGAGGAAAAACAATGGAAAGGTTCAACGACTTTTTAATAGAAAAGGTAGATAAAAAAGAAATGCAAAAATTGCATGTGGTTATACTCGGCCTTGGTGACGAAGAAGGCACCTTTGCAGATATCGTACAAAAACTTTCAAAGAAGTATAGTATAACACATACTATGGTAGATGTCAACGAAGCTTACATATCTTCTAGTGATATTGAGATTGGTGAAGTATTAATTAAAAATATAGATGGTAAAGATAAAGATACTACAATAAATATGCATAAATCTATAGTATTTGTAAGAGCTGGTGCAGTTAAAAATCTTACATCTCAAGCCTTAGTATCTTCTTTACAAACAATTGGATTCTTTCTTATAAATGATTTAGAAGCTATGTTATTATGCGATAATAAGATGGCATCAACAGTTGCATTGGAAAGAAATAATATTCCTGTACCTAGAACAGCAATTATTAATAATATTAAAAGTGTAGAAGATGCTCATAAAAAGATTGGTGGTAAATTTCCAGTTATTATTAAAACACTAAAGGGTACTCAAGGTATTGGTGTTTCAAAAGTAAACGATATGAGTTCACTCACATCTGTAGTACAATCACTATGGAAATTTAATGCTGACCTTCTTATACAAGAATACTTTGATTTAAAATCAGATATTAGAACTCTTTTAGTTGGTAATAAGATTATAGCAAGTGCTGAAAGAAAGAAAGCAGATAAAAAAGAATTTAGAAACAATGTGCATTTAGGTGCAGAAACATTACCTTATACACTATCAGACAAAGAAAAAGAATTAGTAATCAATGCTGCTAGAACCAGTGGTGCTCACTATTGTGGTGTAGACCATTGCAAGATAGACAATAAGTTATATATCTTAGAAATTAATGGTTCACCTGGTATTCGTTCACACTTCATGGGATATAATCCAGAAGATAATACACCCACTGGAAAGAAAGTCAGTGATGTAGATGTATTAGAAACAGTATTATTATGGTTCAGTGATGAAGTAAATAGACGACCATTTATGAGACAAGAGGTCGGATATATTGAAAGCATCATGTTAGATGGTTTTGATAAGAATTTAATAAGAGCAAAGTTTGATACTGGTAATTCAGCATCAGCAACTATGCTACATGTAGATGAATTAGAAATTGATGGTGATGTAGCCAAATGGAAAAAGAATGGTTTAAAATTTGAAAGTGAAATCGTAGACCTATCTTTACCTAGAAGAGGTGGTAAACCATTTGATACAAGACCTGTAATAGAACATGGTATAACCTTCAATAATAAAAAATATAATATAGAAATAGGACTCACAGAAAAAGACACAGCTAGTGAAATGTTGATTAATAGAAAAACTATGACTAAATTAAGAGTTGCGGTCAATCCAAATAGGCGATATATCGTTAGTGATTACGCCGGTCAAGATGACGATTACACCAAAGACTAGGTGTTAAGAAACCTTTAATTATAAATAATAGTATTGAATATTCGTATTATGAAACATATTAACTAACTCAAAAAATAGAGGATAAAGCGATGGCATTTCAAGTATCACCAGGCGTCAGAATAAAAGAGGTTGACGCTACCAATGTTGTTCCAGCTACATCGAGTTCAATCGGTGGATTTGTTGGTGCATTCAATTGGGGACCGGTTGAGAAAGTTACCCTGGTAGGTTCCGAGAACCAATTAGCAGAAACTTTTTATCAACCAGACGACAGTACAGCGAAATACTTTCTACCAGCAGCAGGATTTCTAAAATATGGAAATGCTCTAAAGGTAGTACGTGTAGTTGACAGTTCAGCAAAGAACGCTCACTCAGAGGGTGCTAGCACGAACGGTCAATCCGCAGTCACTGTAAAAAATGACGATGATTATCTTTCACAAGTTGACGGATTACATGCGTCAATTAATTGGGTAGCTAAATTCCCTGGATTATTAGGGAATAGCTTAAGAGTAGAAGTATGTCCAGTATCAGGCAGTGATTCTGTATTTAACGCATGGGCTTATGCGGGTCAATTTGATTCAGCACCAGGAACAAGCGTTCAAGCAGCAGCTGCAAGTAAAGCAGGTGATGAAGTTCACGTTGTTGTTTTAGATAAAGATGGTTTAATCACAGGAACTCAAAATACAGTTCTTGAAAGATACTCTCATGTATCACAACTATCTGACGTCAAAGACGCTTCAGGAGCATCATTACATTATAAAGATGTTATTAATAATGCATCTGATTGGATTAGATGGGCTAACCATGACAGTTCAAGCTTTACAGATGCAGGTAAAACATTAGCAGCAGGGTCAAACCAATTATCAAATGCTACAGTAGATACACATTCAAGTGTATTAGTATTTGAATTTTTAGATGGCGCTGATGGTAATGCACCTACCGCTGGAAATATATCTACAGGGTACGATTTCTTCAATGACAGTAATGTCGAAGAAGTTAGCCTTCTATTTGCATCAGCAGATGCGAATGGAGCAGTGACAATAGCCAATGATATAATCGCAATTGCAGCAGCAAGAAAAGATTGTATGGCATTTGTATCACCACCATTAGAAGATACAATTAATAATGTATCAACACCAGTAGATAATGTATTAGCATTTGCTAATGCGTTAACAGATAGTTCATACGGCTTCTGTGATTCAGGCGCACTATATGTGTACGATAAGTACAATGATAAATTCAGATATATTGCAGCTTCTGGACACATGGCAGGACTATGTGCAAATACTGATAATGTTGCTGATGCATGGTTTAGTCCAGCAGGATTAACCAGAGGAGCACTCTTAGGCGTAGTAAAATTAGCACACAATCCAGATTCAGCTGGAAGGGACAAACTTTATAAAGGTAGAGTAAACCCAATAGTATCAATGCCTGGACAAGGTATTATATTATTCGGTGATAAAACACTTCTAAAAAGACCTTCAGCATTCGATAGAGTCAATGTGAGAAGATTATTTATTGCATTAGAAAAATCAATTAGTACCGCAGCGAAAGGGCAACTATTTGAATTTAATGACGAATTCACAAGAGCACAGTTCTTAAACTTAGTAGAGCCGTTCTTGCGTGACGTAAAAGGAAGAAGAGGAATCACAGACTTTAATGTAGTATGTGATGGAAGTAATAACACTTCGCAAATAATAGATAGTAACCAATTTGTAGCTGATATATTTATCAAGCCTGCAAGAAGTATTAACTTCATAACACTATCATTTATTGCAACAAGAAGTGGTGTAGAGTTCAGTGAAATAGCTGGACAAGTTTAAGGAGAAGATAGATGGCAATTTTAGGCGTAGACGATTTTAAATCAAAACTCGTAGGCGGTGGCGCAAGAAGTAATCTCTTTAAGGTTACATTAAACTTTCCTGCCTATGCACAAGGAGATGTAGAATTATCATCTTTTATGTGTAAAGGTTCACAGCTTCCAGCTTCAGCAGTAGCTAAATTAGAAATACCTTTCAGAGGTAGAAATTTAGCAGTTGCAGGAGATAGAACATTTGAAGATTGGACCGTTACAATTATTAACGATACAGGATTCGAAGTTCGCGATGCGATGGAAAGATGGATGGATGGTATATCCGGTCATTCAGTCAATACTGGTTTAACAAATCCTTCAGATTATAAAGCTGATGGAGTAGTTGAGCAGTTAGACAAAGATGGCACAGTCATAAAGAAATATGACTTTAGAGGTGTTGTACCAAACAACATAGCGGCTATAGACTTAGCTTACGACGGTACAGGTATAGAAGAATTTGCAGTAACCTTTGGTTACGATTATTGGGAGTCCAATACAACTTCTTAATTACCTTATAAATATATTAGAGGGGCAGGAAACTGCCCCAATAATATGAGAAATTTAATATGGCAGACGAAAAAGATTTAATACAAGAAGATAAAAATGACGGTGTTTCTTTTTTCGGATTTGAAATCCGCAGAAAAAAGAATAACAAACCTTTAAGACCTTCATTTGTACCAAAGACTGAAGAAGATGGCGCGGGTATCATTACAACCGGCGGACATTTTGGTGCATACTTAGACGTTGATGGTGATAAAGCTAAATCAGAAATTGATTTAATTTTTAAATATAGAGATATTGCTACTCAACCAGAATGTGATGCGGCGGTAGAAGATATCGTAAACGAATCAATTGTAGGTGATAACGAATCAGCTCCGATTGCAATTGTTTTAGATGAACTAGAAGAATCAGATAAAATAAAAGAATCTATAAGACATGAGTTTGAAGTAATTACTAGATTACTTAACTTTAATCAATATGCACATGATATATTCAGAAAGTGGTATGTTGATGGAAGGTTACCTTATCATATTATTATAGACAAAGAACAGCCAAAGGCTGGTATTAAAGAATTAAGATATATTGATCCAACTAAACTTAGAAAAGTAAAAGAAGTTGAGGAAGATACAGACCCAGAAACAGGTGCAAAGGTTGTTAAAAAGATAGATGAGTACTTCATGTATCAAGATAACGCAATGGGTAAATACAATCAAGGTGTGAAGATATATTCTGATGCAATAGCATATTGTACATCAGGTGTTATGGATCCACAAAGAAAAAGAATATTATCATATTTGCAAAAGGCTGTAAAACCAGTCAATCAATTGCGAATGATGGAAGACTCTCTTGTTATATACAGAATATCAAGAGCACCAGAAAGAAGAATATTTTATATTGACGTAGGTAACTTGCCTAAGGGTAAGGCCGAAGAATATCTAAAAGGTATTATGAGTCAATATAGAAACAAACTAGTATATGATGCTAAGTCTGGTGAAGTTAAAGATGATAAGAAACATATGTCTATGTTGGAAGATTTCTTCTTACCACGAAGAGAAGGTGGTAGAGGAACTGAGATATCAACACTAAGTGGTGGTGAGAACCTTGGACAAATAGATGATATTTTATATTTCCAAAAGAAACTATATAAGAGTTTAAATGTTCCAGTCAATAGATTAGAACAAGAAGCTCAGTTTAGTTTGGGAAGAACAAGCGAAATAACCAGAGATGAAGTTAAATTTAAAAAGTTCGTTGATAGGTTAAGAAAAAGATTTTCAGATTTATTCATGCAATTAATGAAAACTCAATTGTTACTGAAAGGTATTATATCTGGAGAAGATTGGTCGGCAATGAAAGAAAAAATTACTTTTGATTTCATTGAAGATAATTACTTTTCAGAGTTAAAAGAGTCAGAAATGATACGTGAAAGGTTTGAAATGTTAAGCACACTAGATGAATATATTGGTACATATGTATCTAATGCGTGGGTAAGAAAGCATATTCTAAGATTCAACGAAGATGATATAGAACAAATGCAGAAAGAAATCGATGCTGAGAAGAAGCAAGGCGAT